AAGAAACCACTCCAGCAGTCGAAGCAACACCAGTTGAAGCACCAGCGGTCGAAGCTGCTCGCCCAACTGTTTCAGCAGCATACTACACAAAGCCACGCATTGAAGTTACAGCTGCTAAGTATGCAGAAAACTCAATCCGCGCAGCACTAGGCGATGAGGATGCTCGTCAATACCTACGCGCAGCAGCAGACACAACAGACAACGCAGGACTTGTTCCAACACGTCAGTTGTCAGAAATCATCAACCCACTCGGAACAACAATCCGTCCATCTATTGATGCAATCTCTCGCGGAGTGCTTCCAGATGCAGGTATGACTTTCGAGATCCCACGCATCACACAGATGCCAACAGTTGCGATCGAGCCAGAAGGCGATGCATTCAGCGACACAGATCAAAACTCTAACTTCTTATCTGTAACAGTACAGAAGTACGCAGGACAGCAGACATTTTCTGTTGAATTGCTAGATCGTACATCTCCAGCATTCTTCGATGAGCTAGTTCGCAACATGGCAGCAGCTTACGCAAAGGCAACTAACGCAGCAGTAAACGCAGCGTTGATCTCTGGAGCAACAACAGATGCGACAACAGTTGCAACATATCCAACAGCAGCAGAGTTGCTAGGAATTGTTGCTCGCGGTTCAGCTTCTGTTTATGGAGCAACAGCAGGACTTGCAAATCCATTTGCTCGCAACATGGTCGTATCAACAGGACAATGGTCAAACATCATGTCTCTTAACGATGCGGGTCGTCCAATTTACACGGCCACAAATCCGATGAATGCGGGTGGAGCGGTTGCACCAACATCATTGACAGGCAACGTTGCAGGACTCAACCTATACGTTGATCCAACAAACGGCGGCGATGGCGATGGAACAATCCTTATCGTCAACCCAGATGCTTACACATGGTACGAGTCACCAACATACCGCCTACGCGCAGAGTCAACAGCTAACGGATCAGTAACAGTTGGTTACTACGGATTCGGTGCTATCGCAACTAAGGTTGCAGCTGGCGCATTCAAGAACAACAAGGCGTAACAAACTCACTAAGTCGCTCTGGGGAGTAGTAGCCCTCTACTCCCCAGAGTCTTGAGAAAGGACATCATGGCACTTACAACAGTCGCAGAACTCCGTAGCACTCTCGGAGTCGGTACTTTGTATCCAGATGCAACCTTGCAGGAAGTATGCGATGCAACAGATGCAGTCCTACTTCCAATGCTGTGGACTCCTACTTATTTCACAGTAGCTCATGAGAATATTGTTGGGCAGGGAACTCTTTACTTTAACGATCCTGTAAAAGAAATCTTTTATGTTGGTCAAACAGTAACAATTTCTAATTCTGGATCCTCTTACAATGGCAGTAAAGTTATTACAGCCGTTGGAGATTATTCAATCAGCATGGTTACAAACCACGCGACAGCGCAGCCTAAGCACGCTATTGCGCCTTATGGCTCAGTCGCTTCAAGAACTTACACAGACTGGACTACCGATATGGCAGTGCAGCAAAGTGCTCTTATGATATCTGTTGAAATTTGGCAAGCACGCACCGCAACTTTGAGCGGGTCAAATGCTGTCGATTTCCAGCCAAGCCCTTACCGAATGAGCGCACAGCTTCTCGCTAAGGTGCGAGGATTGATCGCTCACGCACTTGATCCGCGTTCGATGGTGGGCTGATGCCTGTTGCTATCACTACTCTCAGAACCACACTAGCGACTGCTCTAGTCGATAACGCTAAGTGGCAGACTTTTGCATTCCCGCCAAGCGTAGTACTTGCAAACAGCGTGATTGTTAGTCCAGATGCAGAGTACATCGTACCTAGCAACAACCAGCACATCACTATTGCACCAATGGCTAATTTCAAGGTAATCATGACTGTGCCTTTGTTTGACAATGAGGGCAACCTAAACGGCATAGAAGATACTGTTTGTAGCGTGTTCGCAAAGCTAGCAGCTTCATCCTTGACCTATAATGTAAGCGCAATCAGCGCACCAAGTATTCTCGACGCGGCCTCAGGTCAACTTTTGTCGTGCGAGATGTCCGTATCAATCCTTACGAGTTGGAGCTAAAATGTCCGAGTGGGAAAAAGAAAACGAAGCCTTCCTGATCAAGATTGGGCAGGTAGCACCATCAGTATCAAAGCCAGCACCTACAAAGAAAGACGAGGAATAATCTCATGGCTGTATTTCTAAATAACAAAGTCGGTGTGAAGATTAACTCTGTTGATCTTTCAGACCATGTAACAGCAATTACACTTAACCGCACATTCGATGAGCTAGAAGTTACTGCAATGGGAGATTCCAGTCACAAATTTGTAAAAGGCTTGGAAGCTTCATCTGTAACTATCGACTTCCTGAATGACACAGCAGCAGCGAATGTATTGGCAACACTACAATCTGCATGGGGAACCACAGTGACATGTGTATTCCTACAGGAAAAGGGAACAGCAGTTTCTGCAACCAATCCTCTCTACACTGTTTCTCTGTTGATCAACAATACGACCGACATCAACGGTAGCGTTGCCGACATCGGCATGCAAAGTATTACATTTACTGCTAACTCAGCAGTTGTAGTAGCCACAACAGGCACATTCTAAAAAACTAACAAAGGGGCAAACCATGGCAAAACTAAAGATTGTTCGACAAGATGGAAGCGTACTAGAAGGCGAGATCACTCCAGCTGTGGAGTACTCATTTGAGCAGTACGCTAAAAAGGGCTTCCATAAGGCGTTTCGCGATGACGAGATGCAGACTTCGGTCTATTGGTTAGCATGGGAAGTAACACGCAGGTCAGGTGAAACTGTTAAGCCTTTTGGTATGGATTTCATTGAGACACTTAAAAGTGTCGAGGTGCTTGATTCAGACCCTTTAGCTTAAAGCGCGATCTTCCATTCACCTATCTAATTGCTAGGCTAAGCATTAGGTTGGGGATTGCGCCACAGCACTTATTAGATCTAGACAAGAATATGCTCGATGCATTAGTGCAAGGGCTCAAAGACGAAGCGAAGGAGACCAGCGATGCCAGTAGAATTCGCGGGCGTAAATAATCTTCGCAAAGCTCTTAAGGACTATGCACCAAATCTAGACAAAGCATTAAAGAAAGAATTAGCGGCTTTGGCGGAGCCTGTAGTTACTAAAGCTAGAGGTTACGCCCCTGCTGTACCACCCCTAAGTAATTGGGGTCGCGAGGGCGGTCGGTTTCCTAATTATAATGGCGAGAAGGTAAAAGCTGGTATAAGTTTCAGCACAGCCAAATCTAAAACAAACACTCGCGGTTTTTCATCTAGTGTTCGCATTGTCAATAAAACTGCTGCTGGTGCTATTTACGAAACAGCAGGAAGAAAAAACCCATTTGGTCAGCCGTGGGTAGGGCCTAAAGGGCCAGCAGGTAAAAGGTATTCACACTCTCCAAACAAGAGCGCAGGTCGTGACTTTATTAACGCCATGGGCGGGCAGATGAAAGGTCGCGGCGAAGATCGCGGCCGCTTGATTTATCGAGCTTGGGAAGAAGATGCAGGCAAAACACAGGATGCCATGATTAAAGCAATCCTAAGAGCAGATGCAGAGTTTCAGAAAAAGACTGGTGGCTTGGTTTCTGGTGGAGTTAGGAAGGTTGCATAGTGGCTCAGTCCAATATTGATATTAAGATTATTGCGGAATTCATAGGCAAAAACGCATTCAAGCAAGCAGACACAGCGGCTACTAAACTAAATAAAACAGTTAAGACATTAGGCTCATCTTTTGGCTTAGCCTTTGGCGGAGCTGCATTAGGCTATGCCGTCAAGTCCACAATCAAGGACTTCGCAGATGCACAGCGCGAGACAGTCAATTTAACCAATACAGTTAAGAACCTTGGTCTTGCTTTTGATGCTCCACAGGTCACAGCTTATGTAGATCAAATTGGAAGATTGTACGGAGTTACGGGCGATCAAGCTGTGCCAGCAATGCAAGCACTTCTTTCTGCAACTGGCTCGGTGTCTAAGTCTACAGAGATTATGAACGCTGCTCTTAACCTTGCAGCTTCTCGTTCAGCAAAGGTTGGAGATGTCGCGCAAGACCTTGCTAATGCCTACATTGGAAACAGTAAGGGTCTTAATCAGTATCGTTTAGGTTTGACTAGGGCAGAATTATCTGCAATGACTTTCCAAGAAATTATGGATGTTATTGGCAAGCAGACTTTAGGCGCGGCAGATGAAGCAGCGAAAAGCCTTACAGGTCAATTAGCAATTCTTTCAGAAGTAACTAACCAAGCTAAAGAGCGCATTGGTGGCGGGCTTGTTGAAGCTTTAGGTGGCTTATCTGGCCCTAATGGAGCAGGTGGCGCAGCTAACAACATTGAGAACCTATCTATCAAAGTTACCAATGCAATTACAGGCTTCGGCTATCTAGTACAAGAAGTAAAGATCGCGCAACCAATTCTAGTTGGAGCAGGTATAGCTATTGGTCTTGCATGGGCTCCATGGTTCACAGCTCTTAGCGTTGCAGCGGTAGCGATCGGTGCTATTGGTAATAAGTTAAAAAACAGCGCACCAACGCCTACAAACACAGGACCGCTATTCTTTCCGGGGTCTGGCGATGGCGGTTATAAAGAGCGCGAAGCTGCTCGTAAAAAGGCAGAGAATGAAGCGATTGCTCGCAATAAGCAACTGGCTAAACTGATCAAGGATCAGGCTAAGTCTGCTATGGATGCTCTTAAAGCTAAGCGACTGCAAAACGCTATTGACAAGGCTAACCTTGCTCTAAACAAAGGCAGCGATGTCTTTGACCTTGACAAGATCCAGATTGCCGCAGCTCTTACTTCTCAGGCAGAGCAACTAGGCAAGGCTACCTCTAGCGCACAGGTCTTACAAATTGCCAACGATGTTGCACGCCTAAATGTCAAGAAGTCGATCCTTGCTCTGGAAGATGCTATTGCTTCTAAGGATGAAGCGGCTATCATCGCTGCAACTAATAAACTTAATGCAGACCTTAAAGTCCTTGGCGCATTAGGTATGCAGAATGTAAAGTTGCAAGACATCAAGTCTGTGCTTGACAGCCTACAACCTAAAGATCTTATTAATCTTAGCAACCTTACTGCTGCTATTGCTTTGTTACAACAATTATTGAGCATGCAAGCCAAGGTTGCTACTCCAACCACAACGGCTTCTGCAACTCAATCAATCTTGGCTAATTTTAAGGGAACTGCTGCAAGTGCGTTTGAGTCGCTAACACCATCACAAAAGGCAACTCTAGGCGGTTATGAGCCTTTTGTAGGTGCATCAATTCCTTCAACTGTCACAGACTTTGGTGGATCAGGCGTAGGCTTAGGCTCTAACGGCACAGGGCGTCAAGTGCCAGCAGGTGTGAACATTACTGTGAACACAGGCATCGGAGACCCTAACGCCATTGCAGAAGCCATTGATCAAGTCCTTACAGATGCAGCTACACGCGGCACATTGAGAGGCTACACAATCGCATGACATGGCTTCCAGAATGGCGAGTAACAGTAGGTGATGATGTCTATACGACTGTCACCTCTGTGTCGTTCGCATCTGGTCGCTTAGACATTGACAGACAATGCACAGCAGGTTACTGCCGAGTAGAAATCATCAATACTAACAATGCACCTTTTACCATCAATGTCACAGAGCCAATTACTTTAGAGCTTAAAAACTCTATTGGCACTTATGTGACTGTATTTGGTGGCGAGGTCTCAGACTTTAATATCGGTGTTCGTAGCCCAGAGGAAAGCGGCTACATCACAACAGGCACAATCTTAGGCATTGGCTCACTTGCTAAACTGGTTAAGGCTGTCTATAACACAGCCCTTTCAGAAGGCTTAGATGGCGCACAGATTTCAGCCATTCTTGGGGCAGCTCTTAACCTTAACTGGAATGAAGTCACACCTACTGTTACATGGGCAACATACCCAGCAACTACAACATGGGATGATGCCGAGTCCTACATTGGCACGATTGACACAGGCTTCTACACGATGATTGCTTTGGCTGCTAATGCTTCTGCCAAGTCTCAAACCCTTGCAGATCAGATTGCCAATAGCGCACTCGGGCAAATCCATGAGGAAAAGGACGGGAATGTCTCATATGACGATGCCGATCACCGATCTAACGACCTTGCAGCAAATGGCTACACTTTCCTTGACGGGGCATATGCAACACCTACCTCTATCAGCTCAACAACTCAAACTGCTCGCATCCGTAACAGCCTTATCTATCGCTACGCCACAGGATACGGAAGCACTTACAGTACCTCTAGCGCAGACTCAATAGCCTCTTACGGGCTGTTTGAGCGTTCATTCGACTCTAACATTAAGAACCTTGCAGACATCACGGATATCGCCACTAGAGAGCTTAATCTGCGAAGCGTACCTAAAGCCTCACTTGGTGCTATTACCTTTCGCCTAGATAACCCAGATATGCCTAGCGCAATGCTTGATGCTTTGATCGGGGTTTATTTCGGTCAGCCTATGCTAATCAGCAATCTACCTAGCAACTTGCTCGGTGGTACTTTTGATGGCTTTGTGGAGAATGTGGCACTTAGAGCCACCCCTAGTTTTACTGAAATTACTCTCTATATCTCAGCAACAGAATTCTCATTATCCACGACACAATGGGATACAGTCACGCCTAGCACAATCACATGGGCAACTACAAATGCTATACTAACTTGGAACAACGCGACAGGAGCATTAAACTAATGGCTACTAGCCCGATATATAACTGGCCAGAACCGGATAACACGGATCTCGTAAAAAATGGTGCGTTAGCCATTCGCACGCTTGGCAACGCTATTGATACCACAATGGCAACAATGACTCCAAAGTCACTTGTCGATGCTAAGGGCGATCTAATTGCAGCTAGTGCCAACGACACACCTGCACGCCTAGCAGTAGGCGCGAACGGCGAAACGCTCGTAGCAGATAGTTCCACTTCAACAGGCTTGCGCTATACGGCTGGAACAGTCCAAGGCAATCCAGTTATTAACTCAGCAATGCAAGTGTGGCAACGCGGAACTTCATTTTCACTTGCTGCATCAACGGGTACAACCTATCTTGCAGATAGATGGCAAACTTCGACAGGTACAAATCAAGCAATTACTGTTTCACGCCAAGTAACCAATGACACAACTAATTTACCAAACATACAGTATTGCTTGCGTTATCAACGCAATTCTGGGCAGACTGGTACGGGTGGACTTTATACTTTCAATGTGTTTGAAAGCGTTAATTCAATTCCTTATGCTGGCAAAACTGTTACTTATAGTTTCTATGCACGAGCAGGTGCAAACTATTCAGCATCATCAAGCCAGTTGAATACTTTTATAAACACAGGAACAGGAACAGACCAAGCCGCTTTTAGTTTTACAAATCCTGTTAGTGTTGCAAGTGTTAATTCTACTTTGACAACAACTTGGCAGCGCTTTACAGCAACAGGAACTATTCCAACAAATGCAACTCAAATGTCTTTTGTGGTTGTATTTACACCAACTGGTACTGCAAGCACAAATGATTACTATGAAATAACTGGCGTGCAAATTGACATCGGCAGCGTTGCATTACCTTTCAGAACCTACGCTGGAACAATCCAAGGAGAATTAGCCGCTTGTCAGCGTTATTACTACCGCGCAAGTGCAAACGCTAGCGAAAACTATACTTACTTTGGTTTTGGTGTTGCTTCATCTACTACAAATGTTAAAGCAATCGTCCAAGCTAAAGCATCTTTAAGAACTTATCCAACTGCGGTGGATTATGGTGGAACAATTATTCTTACCACAGGTGATGGGAGTAATTATACAGTAACAAGCATTACAGTAGATGCTTACAGTTCGCAGTTTCCTTCATTCAATTTTGTTGTTTCTAGTGGCTTAACGGCTGCTCGACCTTATAATGTCAGAGCAGAGGCATCTTCCACTGCTTACATCGGATACAGTGCGGAGTTATAAAATGGATAATGTTACTTTTATCGAAATTGAAGGCAAAGAACACGCCATCATTGACCGAGGCAACGGAGAATACACTTCAATGCCTAAGACAGAATACGACCGCCAACAAGCGGAACAATCCACACCGAGTGTGATTGATGAAGCCAAGGCTAAGTAAGGCTGCTGCACAGTTAAGGGAACAAGTCGATGATTGCTTCCCAGATCGTGATAGGCGTAGCGATGGGACAACGGGCGATCCAAGACATGCTGCTCGTAAGTCGGATCATAATCCAGATGAACAAGGCTGGGTACGGGCTTGGGACTGCGATGCTGATCTGTTCAAAGGTGGAAAACCCGCTGTCATGCCAGACCTTGTTGATCAGATTCGACTCTTATGCAAGTCTCGTACTGAAAAAAGAATTGCCTACATTATTTATGACGGCAGAATCTGCTCCAGTATCCTTAACTGGAAGTGGCGTAAGTACACAGGGGCTAACAAGCATAAAACGCACGCTCATTTTAGCTTTAAAAAAGAGGCTGACAATGACGGGTCTTTTTTTCAAATACCTATGTTAGGCGGAGAATAATTAAGAACATGAAAAACCCTATCTACCTTGCAGCAGGTGCATTTTTAGCTGCATGGGCATCATCTAACTTTGAGCTTGACTACCGCGCAGTATTGTGGGCAGTCCTATCTGGCGTCTTCGGGTATGCCACACCTAAAAAGTAATGAACGCGCAAGACACAGCAGCACTTGCTGTTGCTGTTACGACAGTTATTGGTTCTTTTATTGGCTCGGTCAGATGGCTAGTAAAGCATTACCTAAACGAGCTAAAGCCAAATAGCGGCTCGTCTATGCGTGATGAAATTTCAGAGCTTAGAGGGCGTGTCGATACAATCATTCGTATCTTAGAGAGGTAACAATTATCTCATGGCAAGAAAAGCAACTAAGGCATTAGAGGAACAAGGCTACTCAAAGTTAGATGCTTACTGCATCGGGCTTTTTGAATACTTCTGTTCTCTTAAGCGTGCAGGCTTTGCAGAAGATGTTGCCATGTTCATGATTACAGAGCCACAGGCTTACCCGCATTGGATATTGCCTGATCCTATATTGCCAGAGAAGTTCGGCGATTATGAAGACGATGAGGATGACGATTAAGCGAATAGTGATCGTGTCCGATCTTCAGGTCCCGTACCAAGATCGGATAGCCACACGTAACCTTGCTAGTTTTATCAAGAAGTTTAAGCCTGATCAAGTAGTCACTATCGGTGATGAGATTGACCTACCACAGATAAGCAAGTGGGAAGAAGGGCGGATGGGCAGTTATGCTCAAACGCTAGATGATGATCGCAATCAAGCTGTGGACTTGCTCTGGGAGTTAGGCGTAACAGATTGCATCCGTAGCAATCACACAGATCGCCTGTATAACATCATCATGGCTAAAGTGCCAGCGTTTGGTGCATTACCAGAGCTGCGTTTCGAGAAGTTTATGCGCTTTGATGAATTAGGTATCACCTTCCATAAAAACCCAATGCCTATTGCACCTAACTGGATTGCTGTACATGGAGACCACACACCAATCAAGCCACAGGGGGGCTTATCAGCCCTAGAAGCGGCTCGTCGGCATGGTAAGAATGTCATCTCAGGTCATACCCACAGAGCAGGGCGTTCAGCCTTCTCAGAGGCTTCTGGGGGTCGTATAGGGCGTGTCCTGCATGGTGTTGAGGTAGGCAATCTCATGGACTTTAAGCAAGCTGCTTACACCAAGGGCGTTGCTAACTGGCAACAGGCATTCGCCATCATCTATGTGAACAAGGCTAAAGTGCAGGTCGATCTTATCCACATTGAGAAGGACGGCACATTTATTGTGGCTGGAAAGTCCTACGGCAGACCCCGATAATCGTTATCGTTTCGTTATACAAATGTCCGCGATTTTGTCGGGTGGGCATGAGACTCTAATCTAGTAAGCCAGTCAAGGGCACTGGATGCAGATAGGTAGAACATGAACTCAATTACAATCATTGGGATTATTGGCTTATTCTTAGTCACTAATTTTATCTGGTACTGGCAAGGCTACAAAGATGGCAGACGTGAAGGCTGGCACAAAGGTCGCAGCTTAGCCCGTTCGTTGGCAGATCATGCGAGCTAATGAAATCCTACTCACAGCCACAGATACGATCCGCGATCGTGGGCTATCGTACGGTCACCCTGCGGATAACCTGCAACACACCGCAATGCTCCTTAGTGCATACCTACAAACACCGATCCACGATTATCAGGTCGCAGGAATCATGGTGCTCGTTAAACTTGCACGGACTAATCAATCAGCCCAGCACATCGATAACTGGGTCGATCTATGCAGCTACGGGGCACTCGCAGGGCAACTAGCAACAGAGGAGAATGAACTCTATGTTTAATTTAGCCGATTACGAACCAGTTGAGGTGAGACTTGAAAAGTTTATTAAGGATTATCCATCGTTCCGCATATCTACTGAGTTGGAAGTTGTCGAGGCTTCTCGATACATCGTTAAAGCTTATCTGTACAAAGATGCGGCAGATGTTGTCGCGTGGGCAACAGGGTACGCTGAGGAAACAGTTACTAGCCGAGGTGTTAATCAGACTAGTGCATTGGAGAATTGCGAGACTTCGGCAATCGGCAGAGCACTTGCAAATGCAGGTTATGCGCCTAAAGGAAAGAGACCAAGCCGAGAGGAAATGAGCAAGGTCGTAGCTGCGAAACCAGTTAAGCCACCTGTTCAAGAAGTCAAGGCAGATGATCAAGATTATTGGACTACGCCTGTAAATGAGTATAACAAGGTAGTCGATGCGCCTATCACATTAGATAAAGCATTAGACTTGGTTCAAGACATTCTAGGCACTCCAGAAGCAGTTGAAGCTCCATCGTGCGAGCATGGACACATGCAATGGAAAGAAGGCGAGAAGAATGGCAGAGCTTGGGGCGGCTACTTCTGCGCTCATGCACCACGAACAGGCGAAGCTAAGTGTCCGACGAATTGGTATAACTTGGGTAGCGATGGCAAGTTCGCACCACAGAAGGCGAGAGTGTAATGGGCAACATCGGAATCAAGATAAATGGTGAGTGGGTTGATCTCATGTCAGCCTTCGTGCCATGTCAGCTGTGTAATGAACCAGTTGCAATTAGAGATTTAGAGGACATTTCAAGTGACTCAGTCAATGGCGTTGTTACATGGCAATGCGGTAAGTGCAAGGCTGTTAATGGATGACTCAGAGAAGCTGCTAATCTTCTTGGTGCTTTGCATCTTTATTGGTGGCGTTGCTATGGGCTACATGGCGCATGGCTAGTCAAGCAAGAAAGCACAGAGGTTTCCGCACAGAACGTGTTGTCGCACAGTACCTATCGACTGTCTGGCAAGGCGCATGTGTTGGAAGGGGTAGTGGCAAGGATATTGTCAATGTACCGTTCGATGTTGAAGTCAAAGCCCGCGCTGGATTTCAACCTCTTGCATACATTAAGCAATTAAAAGCTCGGACAGCTCTTTCGGGGGAATTGGGCTTCGGAGTGATTAGACTCAACGGACAAGGTGAAGATGCGCGTGAATATGCCGCCATCATCCGTCTAGAGGATCTCTTGCCACTACTCGTACTAAAATACGGTCATCTTAATAGCGAACCTACAGAGGCAGACATTGACCGCTGCACAGCCTGTGGGTCTTACATGATACAGAGGTGCTTAACATGCCAGCCTATGACTACCGATGCAACGAATGCAATCTTAGTCAAGAGATTACCCACGGATGGCACGATCGACCAATGATCCCATGCACCTATTGCAATGAGGCTATGGTCAAGGTTATAGCAGCTGCACCTACACACTTTAAGGGCAAGGGCTTTTACAGTACCGACAAATAGTTATCCACAGAAGTTATCCACAGGGGGTAAATAAGTGAAGACACGCCCAAGATTTACGCTGTTGCTTGACAGCTCCAGTACGCTAACACAGCAGAGCCTCTCAAAGGCTCACCGCGAGCCCCTTAGGGGCGTAGCTCGCGGGGTGCTAGTAGCTATTGGGATAGCTCTATGCATTATGCCTAATGCAGGTGGATCTAAACCAATGCAATATGTAACCTATAAAGAATATGCTCTACATCTATTACATTATGACTATAAGCAATATAAATGCTTAGCAATACTCTATGGTAAAGAAAGTGCTTGGAATCCTAAAGCTGTTAATGGATCTCATTATGGAATACCACAGGGTAAGAGTGAGTGGCTTAAAGACCAAGATGGTTATACTCAGGTACGATGGGGCTTGTCATACATAGAACACAGGTACTCAACACCATGCAAGGCTTATGATCATTGGAAGGCTAAGAATTGGCATTAGATAAGCTAAACAGCAGGCGTTACCGCGAACAACGGGAACGCGTGTTTATGCGTGATGGTAGGGCATGTCAGTTATGTGGCACAGATGAGGGTGAAATGCACATCGACCACATAATTCCACGCAAAGCAGGTGGCGATCACAGCCTTGATAATCTAAGAGTGTAGCCATTTGCTGCAAGGTCGTTAGATCGGTGATCGGCATCGTCATATGAGACATTCCCGTCCTTTTCCTCATGGATTTGCCCGAGTGCGCTATTGGCAATCTGAT